ATGAAATTGTACTTGGTGGAGGCAGAGATGCTAGTGGTAAATTTCACCCTAGAACAGAGGCTCAAAAAAAAGCGGATAAAAGATAGTGAAAAAAATAATTCAATGGCTATCAGGTGGCGTTATCAAAGAGATTGGTAACGTCATCGACAAGCTTACTACAACCGAGGAAGAAAGGTTAGAAGTAAAGAAACAAATACAGCAGATATTAGAAGACGCAGATACTAAAGCTCAATTAGAAGTTAGCAAGCGTTGGGAAGCAGATATGAAGTCTGATAGTTTTTTAAGTAAAAACATTAGACCAATGATATTAATATATCTAACTGTAATCTTTACGTCTTTAGCTTTCTTTGATGGTAACATAGGTGAGTTTGGGCTAGCTAAAGAATATATACCAATATTTCAAACATTGTTAGTAACCGTTTACGGAGCTTATTTTGTAGGTAGAACTTGGGAAAAAGCAAAGTCAATAAGTAATAAATAGAAAAACAAGTAATAATAAATTATAAACAATTAAATTAAATCAAATGAGTAAAAAAATCACAGAAGAGCAATTAAAACAAATCAACGAAAGCCAAGATAAACTAATGGGTTTAGTTAATCAAATTGGTATTTTAGAATCACAAAAGCATGGACTTTTACATCAAGTGGCAGATGCTAATAAAGAGCTAGAAGACTACAAGCTTGAGTTAGAAAAAGAGTACGGTCCAGTTAATATAAACCTAAAAACAGGTGAATATGAAATTATTGAAGAAGACGCTAAACTAGAAAAAGCGTAATATGTCTTCAATTGTAAGAAAAATAAGTATTGGCTCTGACTACAAAAACGATGCTATGCATTATTCTGTAGGTCAACAAGTTTATGGAGGTCACGAGATTTCACATATACTTTTTGACGAGTCTGATAACTCTTACAATATTCACATTAAGAAAAACAACGAGGTAATGCCATGGAAGAAGTTTAATTCTCACATGGCAATATCCGTTGAATATGACTTAGAATATTGAAAGCTTTATATGACTTTATAGTAGAGCCGTTAGGCGAAAAATACAGTAATAAAATAACAATAGCAGGTAAGGAGTTAGTTGTAAATACAAAAATTGAAGATTTTAAATTTGTCAATAGACTAGCTAAAGTAGTAGAAACACCTCAGGCTTTTAATACTGATATTGAAGTTGGTGATATAATTGTTATACACCAAAACGTGTTTAGAGTATTCTATGACATGAAGGGGAGAAAAAAGAAAAGTAGATCTTGGTTTAAAGATGAGTGGCATTTTTGCGCTATAGATCAAATTTACTTATATAATAAAGGTGACAAATGGAGGTCTTTCGGAGACAGATGTTTTGTTTCACCTATAAAAAATACAGAGTCTTTAACGCTAGATAAAGAAAGAAGCCTTGTTGGTATATTAAAATATGACAATAGCTCTTTAAATGCGCTAGGAATTAACTCAGGAGACTTAGTTGGCTATACGCCTAACGGAGAATGGGAGTTTTTGATTGACGGAAAAAGATTATACTGTATGAAATCTAATGATATCGTAATTAAATATGAATACCAAGGAAACGAAGTTGAACATAATCCAAGCTGGGCAAAAAGCAGTAGAGGAGTTGATCAAAGTAGCTAAAGAAGCTATTGTTGATTCGGATGACGATATATCGGCTGACAGATTAAAAAACGCTGCAGCTACAAAAAAGTTAGCTATATTTGATGCTTTTGAAATACTAAATAGAATAGAAGCTGAAGAAAATATGTTAAACGAAAAACCAGTGGAAGTTAAAGAAGAAAAATCTTTTAAAGGCTTTGCAGAAGGGAGATCTAAGTAATGTACGAGCAAACTTTATACAAAGTATTAGAAGACTACATAAAGCCTAAAGTTCTTAAAAGAATGAATAGGTATAAGAAGTGGGAGTACGGTTATAACGAAGAACACGATTTGGTGGTTATAAGTAAAACCGGTGAAATAGGTGAAATTTATGAAATACAGGATTTAAAAATAGCTTTACCAAAAGCTGAAAATATACACACATTTGAAGACGACAGATGGAGTTACACTGAGTACCCAAAGGAGCTTAGTAAAATAAAATCAGTATTTGACTGGGAAGAATATCCTTTGGAATTTAAAGAAAAATGGTATGATTACATTGATGAAGAATTTAATAGAAGAGGACAGGGTTTTTGGTTTTATAATAAAGGGTTGGCTACTTACATTACTGGCACTAACTATATGTACTTGCAGTGGAGCAAGATTGACGTTGGGCAGCCGGACTTTAGGGAATCAAACAGATTATTCTACATATTCTGGGAAGCTTGTAAAGCAGATAAACGTAGCTACGGAATGTGCTACCTTAAAAACAGACGATCGGGTTTTTCGTTTATGGCTTCAGGAGAAACCGTTAACCAAGCAACGATATCTTCAGATGCTAGATTTGGTATATTGTCCAAATCTGGACCAGATGCAAAGAAGATGTTTACAGACAAAGTTGTACCAATATCAGTCAATTACCCCTTCTTTTTCAAGCCAATACAGGACGGAATGGATCGACCGAAGACAGAGCTCGCTTATAGAGTTCCCGCGTCAAAGTTTACGAGACGCAAGCTCGATTCAAACGAGAAGCTACAAGAGATCACAGGGCTCGACACGACGATCGACTGGAAAAACACGGGGGACAACTCGTATGACGGTGAGAAATTAAAACTACTAGTACACGATGAAAGTGGAAAGTGGGAGAGACCAACTAATATATTAAATAACTGGAGGGTTACAAGAACTTGTTTAAGACTAGGTTCAAGAATTATAGGCAAGTGTATGATGGGATCAACATCAAACGCCTTAGATAAAGGAGGAGATAACTTTAAAAAACTTTACAATGATTCAGACGTTACACAAAGAAACGCCAATGGACAGACTCGCTCAGGACTCTATTCTTTGTTCATACCTATGGAATGGAACTACGAAGGCTACATTGATTCTTATGGCTTTCCTGTATTCAACACACCAGAAAAAGAAGTAGTAGGTCCTTTTGGAGATCCAATTACTCAAGGTGTTATAGAGTATTGGGACAATGAAGTTGAAGGTCTTAAAAATGATCAAGATGGTTTAAATGAATTCTACAGACAGTTTCCACGCACAACTAAACACGCGTTTAGAGATGAGTCTAAAGAATCTCTATTTAACCTTTCAAAGATATATGAGCAGATAGATTTTAATGAAGATCTTAAAAACTCAATAAATGTTACTCAAGGAAGTTTTCAGTGGGAAAACGGAGTTAAAGATACAAAAGTTATATTTGTACCAAACAAAAGCGGTAGATTTAGAGTTTCCTGGGTTCCACCTTTAAATCTCCAAAATCGTGTGATAATAAAGGGTGGACTGAAATATCCAGGTAATGAACACTGTGGAGCTTTTGGTTGTGATAGTTATGATATATCAGGTACGGTTGATAAAAGAGGATCAAATGGATCTTTACATGGCTTAACTAAATTCAGTATGGAGGACGTACCTCCAAACCATTTCTTTTTAGAATATATAGCTAGACCACAAACTGCTGAGATATTTTTTGAAGATGTGTTAATGGCATTAGTTTTTTACAGTATGCCAATATTAGCGGAAAATAACAAGCCTAGATTGTTGTATCATTTAAAAAGAAGAGGTTATAGAAATTTCTCTATAAATAGACCAGACAGGAAGTACAATAAATTATCGATAACTGAAAGAGAGCTTGGTGGAATACCAAATTCAAGTGAAGATATCAAGCAAGCTCACGCTGCTGCTATAGAGTCTTATATAGAAGATTTTGTAGGATTAAAAGAAACTGGCTATGGAGATATGTACTTTCAAAGAACACTGGAAGACTGGGCTAAATTTAATATAAACAACAGGACAAAGCACGATGCTTCTATTAGTTCTGGACTAGCCTTGATGGCTTGTAATAAACATAGATACGCTCCATCAGCTCCAGTTAAAAGAGAAGCTGTAAATTTAGGAATTAAAAAATATGACAACAAAGGTGTCACATCAAAAATAATAAGTTAAATGGGTATATACACTAACACCAATAGCGCTTTTCCAAGCCAAGTAGTAAGCGACGCTGAAAAAGCTAGCTGGGAATACGGAACTCAAGTTGCTCAAGCAATAGAGTATGAGTGGTTTGACCAAGGGCGAACTGGAGGTAATAGATATCTAACTAATTGGAATAATTTTCATTCGTTAAGATTGTACGCTAGAGGTGAACAGCCTGTGCAGAAATATAAAGATGAATTATCCATTAATGGTGATTTGTCTTATCTTAATTTAGACTGGAAGCCAGTACCTATTTTATCTAAGTTTGTAGACATCGTAGTTAACGGTATATCGCAAAAGTCTTATGATATAAAAGCCTACTCTCAAGATCCTAGCTCAGTAAAGAAAAGAACTGAATACGCTAGCAAGCTTCAAGAAGATATGGTTGCTAAAGAGTATTTAGACGGCCTAAAACAAACGTTAGGTATCGACTTATATCAGTCACCGAGCAGTGTTGTGGTTCCAGAATCTAAAGAAGAGTTAGAGCTACACATGCAGCTTAGTTACAAGCAGTCAATTGAAATAGCAGAAGAAGAAGCTATATCAACTGTATTTGCTCAAAATAAATATGATCTTGTAAGACGTAGATTAAACATGGATCTTACAACTATTGGTATTGCGGCTGGTAAAACCAACTTTAATACAGCTGAAGGAATTACTGTTGACTACGTAGATCCAGCTTATATGGTTTACTCATACACAGAAGATCCAAACTTTGAAGATATATATTATGTGGGTGAAGTAAAGTCTATAACAATACCAGAGCTTAAAAAAGAGTTTCCTGGTATATCACAAGAGGAGTTAGAAAGAATACAAAAAACACCTGGAAACAGACAGTATATAACTGGTTGGGGTAATTACGACGAAAACACTGTGCAGGTTATGTACTTTGAATATAAGACTTACCACAATCAAGTTTTTAAAATAAAGCAAACAGATTCAGGATTATTAAAAGCTTTGGAAAAACCAGATACGTTTGATCCGCCTGAAAATGATAACTTTGAAAGAGTATCTAGGTCTATAGAGGTTTTATACACTGGCGCAAAAGTTTTAGGAACTAACACTATACTAGATTGGGGCTTAGCAGAGAACATGTCTAGGCCAATGGCAGACACAACTAAGGTTAAAATGAATTACACGATATGTGCTCCTAGAATGTATAAGGGACGCATAGAGTCTGTTGTAAGTAAATGTATTGGATTTGCAGACATGATTCAACTAACGCATCTTAAACTGCAACAGGTAATGTCTAGGATGGTTCCAGACGGTGTTTATTTAGACATGGACGGATTAGCTGAGGTTGATCTTGGTAATGGAACTAATTATAATCCTGCAGAGGCTTTAAACATGTATTTCCAAACTGGTTCTATAGTAGGTAGATCAATGACGCAAGACGGCGATATGAATCCTGGTAAAGTGCCTATTCAAGAACTTAATAGCTCTAGCGGACTTGGTAAAATACAGGCGCTAATACAAACATATCAGTATTACTTACAAATGATACGCGATGTAACGGGATTAAACGAAGCCAGAGATGGAAGCACGCAAGATAAGAACTCATTAGTAGGTCTTCAAAAGATGGCGGCTAACGCGTCCAATGTAGCAACCAGACATATCAAACAAGCTAGTTTATACCTTACGTTAAAGCTAGCAGAGAACGTATCTCTTAAAATAGCGGATGCTTTGTATTTTCCATTAACAGCTGAATCACTTAAAAACTCTATATCAACTTATAACGTTGAAACGCTTCAGCAGGTTATTGATTTAAACTTATATGATTTTGGTGTATTTTTAGAACTAGAGCCAGATGACGAAGAGCAAGCTAAATTAGAAGAAAACATTCAAGTCGCGTTAGGTGGAGGTGGTATTGACTTAGAAGACGCTATTGACTTAAGACAAATTAAAAATCTTAAGCTAGCTAATCAAATGCTTAAGGTAAAACGCAAGCAAAAAGCTATTCAAGACCAAGCTAATCAACAGGCTAACATACAAGCTCAAGCTGCTGCTCAAGCAGAAACTGCAGAAAAAACAGCTATGGCTGAAGTTCAAAAGCAAGAAGCTATATCAGGTTCTAAAGTTCAATACGAACAAGCTAAAGCTCAAATGGAAATAAACAAAATGCAAATAGCAGCTGATTTAGAAAAAATAAAAATGCAGCAAAAGTTTGAATACGATATGCAATTAAAGCAACTAGAGGTTCAAGCGATGCAGCAAAAAGAAGCGGCTATAGAAGATAGAAAAGATAAACGTAGCAAAATGGAAGCTACACAACAAAGTGAAATGATAAGCCAGCGTCAAAATGATAGCTTACCTAAAGACTTTGAAAACGAACCCGATATGGGTATGCAAGCTTTCATGTAGAAAGTAAACAATTATTTAATTATATTATATTATGTCAGAAGTAAAACAAGAAGAACCTGTTAAGCAGGAGGGTGAGTTTAAACTTAAAAAGAAAACTCCAAAAAAATTAACTAAAACAAGTGACGAACCTGTTAGAGTTAACATTAAAGAACCTTTAGTAGAACTAGAACCAGAGGTTAAAAAGGTAGTAATACCTAAAGAGCAAGAAGAGGTTATACAGATCGGAGAAATAAAAGATT